GGTCCTGATCAATTACCTTGGGATGGTAAATTAAAGTATGACTATCAGTTATGGATTGATAGTGATATAGTCTTTAATACTGAAGCATTTTATAAGTTAATTCTTATGGATAAAGATCTTGCTTCTGGATGGTATTGTACAGAAGATGGACAGACTAGTTCTGTTGCACATTGGATGGAAGAGGATGATTTCAGAAAGAATGGTGGAGTAATGAATCATGAAACACTAGAAACTATGTCTAAGCGTAAGAAACCTTTTACTGTTGACTATGCAGGATTTGGATGGTTACTTATCAAGAAGGGTGTATGGGAACACGAAGAGATGAAGTATCCTTGGTTTGCTCCTAAGATGCAAGTCTTTGAATCTGGTGAAGTACAGGACATGTGTGGGGAAGACGTATCATTCTGTCTAGATGCAATTGCTGCTGGATTTGATATATGGTGTGATCCTCGTGTTAGAGTAGGACATGAAAAAACAAGAATTATATAAGGTCTTTGTAAAAGGGAAGGAGTTGTATGATAGTCTTACACAGAATCAATACTTCGAACTAATGGAGGATTTGTCGATAGAGTATTATCAGACAGGTTCTCCACATCCCGACGATATTAAGACTGAAACTTATTTGGAGGAACTAGCGTAATGGCTGCAAAGCAAACACTAACCGTTGAAAAGGTGGTTAGTTATATTAAAGAGAAGTGGATAATCTTTGGGGCAAGTGCTCTGATTATCTTTGTATTACAATTACTGTCTACTAAAGTATTACTATCAGTAGTACTAGGTTTACTCGTGGCAGCACTATTACCTTCTGATATTGTTAAGAAGGTTACTAAAAAAACTAAGGAGACTACTAACTAATGGCAAAATCCAGAACTGGCTCGTGGGGAACTGTTGTACTAGAATCGACCCCGAAAAAGACTCGGCAAGGTGCCAGTAAGCACACAAAACATACTGCTACCTCCCGTAACTCGGCTCGCAAAAAGTACCGTGGACAGGGGCGTGGATAAAAAATTATTAAAAGAGTATAAATAGAATCAATAATAACTATTGACCTACATGGCAATAACACGGATATCAAGGACTTTTAAAGATATTAGTCTATCTTTTACTCCGCATCCTGTTACTAAAGATCTACCAATACTTAAGAACGAGAACTCGATTGTTCGTTCAGTTAGGAACTTAGTGCAAACTATTCCTACTGAGCGATTTTTTAATTCTAACCTAGGTTCTGATGTTACGGATAGTTTATTTGGTTTCGTTGATTATGGTACTGCTTCATTAATAGAGGATCAAATTGTAACTGTGGTTACGAACTTTGAACCAAGAGTAGAAAATGTAGAAGTAGATGTAGAACCTCAAGTAGATAACAACACTTTTGGTGTTATCGTGCGGTTTGATGTTGTTGGTCAAGCGTTCCCACCCCAAGAATTTGCCTTCTTGCTAGAAACAACAAGATAATATGCCTTTCACTAAATTTACCAATCTTGATTACGATCAAATAAAGACATCCATTAAGGATTACCTACGTGCAAATTCCACCTTTACGGACTTTGACTTCGAAGGTAGTAACTTCTCTGTCTTAATTGATACTTTAGCATATAATACTTACATAACAGCATTTAACTCTAACATGACGGTGAATGAATCCTTCTTGGATTCTGCTACCCTCAGAGAGAATGTAGTCTCCCTAGCACGTAATATAGGGTATGTACCACGTTCTAGAGCATGTGCCAAGGCAGAAGTCTCATTTAGTGTTACAATTGCCGATCAGCAGACTTCTACACTAGATCTAGAGGCAGGATTGGTCTGTGTTGGTAGTGCAAATGACTCAAATTATATATTTTCAATACCTGAGCGTGTTGTAACTACCGTAGACTCAAATAGAAATGCGACTTTTAACAATATTAACATCTATCAGGGAACATTTTTAGAAAAATCCTTCCTTGTAGACGGATCTCTAGACCAAAGGTTCATTTTAGACAACCCTTATATCGATTCTTCGACAATTGTAGTAAGAATTCGTGATTCTGTCAATGATGTATCTGAAGGAAGGGAATATCAGGTCGCTGATAACATTTTAAAGATAGATTCTACCTCAGAAATGTATCTTTTACAAGAAGTACAGGATGAAAAGTATGAATTACTCTTCGGAGACGGATTCTTTGGTAAAAAATTGGCAACTGGGAACGTTATTGATGTTTCATACATTATTACTGACGGAAAAGACGGTAATGGAGCAGCAAATTTCAGTTTCTCAGGAAGATTTAAGGACGACCAAGGAAAAATAGAGGTTCCAACGAACGCTATTACCATTACTACAAATCAGAATGCCATGAATGGGTCTGATATTGAAAGTGTTGACTCAATTAAGTACTTTGCACCAAGAATTTACTCTTCTCAACACCGTGCGGTGACTGCAAGAGACTATGAAGCAATTATTCAGAACATTTATCCTAATACAGAGTCTGTTTCTGTTGTTGGTGGTGAAGAATTGTCTCCTCCACAGTTCGGAAACGTTGTAATTAGTATAAAACCGAAGAATGGTGACTATATTTCCGATTTTGATAGGTCTAATATCCTGTCAAAACTAAAACAGTACTCACTTTCTGGTATAAATCAGAAAATTATCGATCTTAAGGTGCTTTATGTCGAAATTGACTCATCTGTTTACTATAATACTACTCAAGTAACCAATGTTAATGACCTAAAAGCAAGAATTAGCAATACTTTAACGACATATAGAGGTTCTAACATCAATAAATTTGGTGGAAGGTTTAAATATAGTAAAATTTGTCAAATAATTGACAGTGTTGATGATGCAGTGACCTCAAACATCACTAGAGTCATCATTAGAAGAAATCTTAAGTCCTTAATTGACCAATCTGCACAGTATGAACTGTGTTTTGGTAATCAATTCCACTACAATAATGAAGGATTTAATATTAAGAGTACTGGGTTTAAAATTGCTGGAAGTAATGAGGTCTATTATTTCACTGATGTCCCTAAAGGATGTGGCATGGGTACTATTTCTATAGTAAGAGACTCTTCTGAAGATGGAACTTATAAGGTTATTACTAAGTCTGCAGGAACTGTAAATTATACTAAGGGTGAAATTATTATTAATACTGTTAATATTACATCAACAGTTGAACCAAACAACGTTGTTGAGATACAAGCAATACCAGAATCTAATGATATTGTTGGATTAACGGATTTATACCTAGATTTTGCCGTTTCCAAGAGTACAATAAATATGATTAAGGACACCATAACATCAGGTGAACAGATATCTGGTATCGGATATAAGTCAACTTCCAGCTACTTAAACGGGGAATTAAAGAGGATATAAAGAATGATACAAACTGGGTTTGAAAAGAGAGTAACTGTTCAGCAGGTAATAGAAAATCAGCTGCCTGAATTTATACTTTCCGAAAGTCCAAAGACTATTGATTTTCTAAAGCAATATTATCTTTCACAGGAGCATCAAGGTGGTCCTTTAGATATTGCTGTTAATCTTGATCAATATCTAAAGGTAGATAACCTCACACCAGAGGTAATTTCTGGTGAGACAACATTATATTCTGATGTTGCAACCTCTGATACCACTGTTCATGTATATTCCACTAAGGGATTTCCTAATGAATATGGTTTATTTAAGATTAATAATGAAGTTTTTACATATACTGGATTAACAACTAATACTTTTACTGGTGTTGTACGTGGATTTAGTGGAATTACTAGTTATAGGACTGATTTAGACGCAGAAGAACTACTTTTTAATGATACTACTGCTGAATCTCACACGGCTACTGCAAAAGTACAGAACCTAAGTGCCCTATTTTTAAAAGAATTTTATAGAAAGTTAAAAGTTACTCTTACACCAGGACTTGAAGATGTAGATTTTCAGACAGATCTTGATGTTAACAACTTTATTAAAGAAGCAAGAAGTCTATATGAGTCAAAAGGTACAAAGGAATCGTTCAGAATCCTCTTTAATGCTCTTTATGGTGTAGCACCTAATGTTGTTGATCTAGAGCAATACCTACCCAAACCCTCCTCGTCAGAGTTTTTACGTAGAGAACTTCTAGTTGCTGAAAGAATTTCAGGTAATCCTGCCAAATTAGTAGGACAAACCATTAGAAAATCATCTGATGCTGCTACTCAGGGTGCTGTTTCTGAAGTTGAGGTCTTTACTAGGTCTGGAATTAGTACATATTATAAGATTGGACTGTTTGTTGGTTATAGTGATAATGCTCTAATTGAAGGAACATTTAAAGTTCAACCAAAAACAAAGGTAATTAATCCTGCTGCTACCAATGATGCTATTATTACAGTTGATTCTACCATTGGATTTGGTGCAACTGGTACTTTAATCTCTGGAGATAATGTTATTACATACACTGATAAGACTGTTAATCAGTTTTTAGGGTGTGATGGAGTAACTGTTGGTATTGGTACGGCTGCTGAAATAAGAACAGATGAAGTATTTGTAGGATATGAAGATGGTGATTTAACTAAAAAGGTAGAAATACGTCTTGGTGGGGTATTATCTGACTTTGAGACCACTAGTGATGTCTTAGATACATCTGAAGAACAGGTTTTATATGTTAAGCATGTAGGTGAAAAGATATTAAATCCAGAAACAAATTCTACAAATAAGGAAATATTTGCCAATTCATGGATTTATAATACTAGTAATAGATTTGATATTGATGAAATTAATACAGGTTCATCAACAATTACATTAAAAACTGATAATCTTGATAGATCACAACTTAAAGTTGGTGATAAAGTTGATATTTTACTATTCAATAGTCAAAATTTAGCATGGACAGGTGCTACTATTGCAAACATTAACAATTCTCTCAGTCAGGTACAGTTAAATGGTCTAAGTGGATTTGCTTATGATTCTACTCAAACATATACACTTAGAAGAGTATTAGAAACTGCTACTAGTTCTGGTAGTCCTATACATTATGGTAATAATAAGGTTACTTCAGATATTACTAATGTTTATAATGATAAAAATGAATTTTTCTATGTTGCTTCAAATTCATTACCTTCTTATGATATAACAAAGTCTACTATTAAGTATACTATTTCAACTGGAACTGTTGGATCATTATCTGGTTATGATAATGTTACTGAGACATATCAGATAATTTCTTTCTCAGAACCTAGTCTTGATTTTGTTACAGGTGATAGAATTTATTATAAAGCAGATGATGGTACTACTCTTAAGGGATTGGAAGAGGGATATTACTTTGTTAAGGTTATTTCTGGTGGTGCAATTAAGATATATGAGTCAAGAGCATTAATTGAAACTGATGGAATAACAATTGATGGTGATATAGTCAATAATGCATTAGGATTCCTTACAAATGGAACAAATAATCATAGCTTTATTCTAGCGAATCAAGTTAGTGATACTATTCATCCACAAAGGCTTCTTAAGAAGTTCCCACATGTTCAAGACATTAAGACTGGAAAGGATACAAAAACTGTTCCTGGTTCTGTTGGAATGCTGGTTAATGGTGTAGAAGTTGTTAGTTATAAGTCATTAGATAAAATTTATTATGGTCCACTTGAAAAAATTACTGTATATAATACTGGAAAAGATTATGATGTAATTGATCCTCCAAATATTACAGTTGCTGCAGGTTTGGGTACAACTGCTCTTGTACGTTCAGTTGTTAGTGGTAGTGTTAAAGAAGTCCTAGTGGATCCTCAAGACTTTGATGTCGTAGATGTTAAGTCAGTCACTATATCTGGTGGTAACGGCACTGGAGCAGTCCTAGAACCGATGGTAGGTGTCAGACAACGTTCAGTTACCTTTGACAGTCGTAATACCGTTGCTGGTGGTGGAGTTAGTTTAGATACAACACAAAGAAGTATTGTTTTCCAACAGGAACATAATTTTATTAACGGAGAATCTTTAGTTTATCTGAATAATGGTAATACCAGTCTTGGAATAGGTACAACTGGATTTGCTCATGATTCAATATACTATCCAGAAGTTATTAATAATACAACAGCTAGATTTTATCCAAGTTTATCTGCTTTGAATACTGGTCTTATAGCAGCTGCTGTTGAACCAACAGATAATGGGCAAGGTTACCATAAGTTTAAAAAAGCAGAATATACCAATACATTAAGAGCAATTAAGGTTCTTGATGGTGGTTCTGGATATACAAATAGAAAGTTATCTGTAAAACCAGTAGGTGTTCATACTATAAGCAATACTATCAATTTTGATGGTCATGGGTTTAATGATGGTGATCTAGTTAACTATACAACTGACGGTACAGTAATTGCTGGATTATCAACAGCAAATCAGTATACAATTATAAAGGAAGATGATGATTCGTTTAAACTTGCTAATGCTGGTGTTGGTGGAACACTAACAACAAATTACGAAAGACGTTATTATGAGACATTTAGTGATTCTGGTGTTGGATATCAAAACTTTGCTTACCCTGAGATTACATTAACAGTTAATGCTACTATTGCTGGTGTTGGTACTGCTACTCAATCAGTTGGTGTTATTACTGCAACTCCTATTATTAGGGGTGAAATGGTTAGTGCATATCTTTACGAAAAAGGAACTGGATATGGTTCATCAATCATAAACTTTAATAAGAGTCCAATAGTTACTATAAAAACTGGTAAGAATGCTGAATTTTTACCAATTATTGTTAATGGTAAGATTGATCAGGTAAAGGTAACTTATTCTGGTCTTGAATATACTTCTGCTCCAGATTTAACATTTGTTGGTATTGGTTCTGGTATTGGTGCTAAAGCAAGAGCAATTGTAGAAAATGGAAAAGTAACTGATGTTGTTGTTATCAATCCAGGTACTGGTTATGATAGCAATACTGGAATTGCAGTAACATCTATTGGATTAAATGCTTATATTGAAGCAGATATTAGAGAGTTATCGGTAAACCAGCATAGTAGATTTGGTGATGAAATATTAGTTGAAAATACAGATGGGTTGGAATATGGATATGTTGGTCATTCAACTGCAATTGGTAGTGTTTCTCTTGGAGACAAATTAGATAAGCACTCACCTATTATTGGATGGGCATATGATGGTAATCCAATTTATGGTCCAAATGGTTATTCTGATGTTGAAGATAGTAACTCTTCTATTAAGTATATTAATACTGGATATAGATTAGCACCTACAGATGTTGTAGATAGACCTCCTGCCAAGATAGATGGTAACCCATTTGCTCAAGGGTTCTTTATCGAAGATTATAAATTTGATAATTCTGGAGATTTAGATGTACATAATGGAAGATATGGTAAGACACCAGAATTTCCAAATGGAACATATGCATATTTTGCTGGAATAGCAACTGCAACTAGAGCAGCTAAATTCCCATATTATATTGGTGATTCTTATAGGTCAAATGTAGTTGATCAACTTGTAGACCAAAGTTTTGACTTTAATACATCAGATTTGGTTAGAAATACACTTCCATATAAAGCAGAAGATTTAAATGCAGGTAATGATTTCATTTCAGAACCATATGAAACTTTACAGCAAAGAACAATTGTTGATTCGATAAGTAAGGGTTCTGTTGATGCATTTGTTGTTAATCAGGCTGGTGATGGATATGCTGTAGATGATATTGTTGTATTTGATAATGATGGGACAAATGGTGGTGGATTAAATGCTTATGTATCTGAAGTAAAAGGTAAAGAAATTTCAAGGATTGACACTGAGGTTCAAACATATGCAGATATTCAAACAACATTAGTATGGGACACTTCAAGTCAAGTTTCTGTACATATTTCACCGACACATGCATTAAACAATGGTGATACTGTTGTTATTTCTGGAGTATCGACACATATTAAGGGATTATCAAAATCACATATTATTGGTGTTAGTTCTTTAAGTTCATCTTTAGTTTCAGATGTTCCTGCTAATCCTGCTGTTGGAGATGTAGATGATATCTATGTTTCAACGATTCCAACTAATGTATCTGTTGGTTCTACAGTTGCTATTGGTGTAACGGATCAAGAAATTGTTGAAGTTCTTAATATATTTGATACAGAGAATGTTTTACGTGTACATAGAGGTCAAACTGGTTCTGTACATACAACATCATCTCCCGTAGAGAAAATATCTGATTCATTTACTATACCAATAGTTACTGACTACTTTAGTTCTACATTAAACGATAAAGTATACTTTAACCCACTACAAGCAGTTGGTATGGGAGTAACTACTGGTGGTGATGCAACTAGAAGTTATACAATTGGTGATACTCAAGAATCAATATCTATTCCGTATCAGAGCATTTATGTACCTAATCATCCATTCAAACAAAATCAAGAAGTAACCTTTAGTAGAGGTACTGGTGCTGTTATTGGTGTAAGTAAAGGTCCAGCAACTGGTGTTATTAACTTACCTTCTAGTGGTACTACTCAAACCATGTATGTTATCAATAAAGGTAAAGACTTTATTGGACTTACTACTGCTGTAGGATTTAACACAAATGGATTCTATTTTAGAAGTTTTGGTAGTAATGAAACTGGAAATGGAGATGCTAGAGATTGGAAGTATTCTTTAGAGACTAATTTAACACAACAAATTGCTAAAATTGAAAAGATAACAAGTACTGTTTCAGTATCTACTGCTCATCAGTTATCTAATGGTGATCCTATCAGATTATCATTAAGATCTAATCAATCTGTTGGTATTGGTACGTCCACTGCTGTAAGACTTAAGTATAACTCTGATAATGATAAGTTAATTATCAATCCAACAACATTTACTGGTTCTTCGATAATAGCAGGAAATGAATTTAGTATAACTGCACATGAATTTAAAACTGGTGATAAAGTATTCTATAATGGTACTGCTACTGGATTATCTACTGGATCATACTATGTTTATAGGTTAGATGATGATAAGTTCCAATTGGGACAAACAAATAAGGATGTAACAACAAATCCACCAACTGTTCTTAGTATAACTGCAGGTAGTGGAGGTTCTGGACAAGAATTATCTAAAGTTAATCCTAGAATTGAAGCAATAAGAAATAACCATTTAGTATTTGATACTTCTGATAGTACTTTAGTTGATTATACTGTTAGAATCTATCATGACGAAGACTTTAAGAATGAATTAGTTTCTGTTGGTGGTACTATAACAGATTTCACTATTGATAGAGGTATTACTCCATCTGGTAGTGCTGGTGCAGCAGTAACAGTAGGGTATTCAGAGACTTTACCTTCTAAGTTATACTACACAATAGAAAAGGGTGGATATATCAGTACATCTGATACAGAAGTTTCTAATAATTCAGAAATATTATTTACACCTAGTGTCTATAATAATTCTTATAGTGTTGCTGGAGTAGGTACAACTACTTTCCAGGTATCTCTAAAATCAATTCCAGAGTCCCTTACATACAATCAGACTACATCTAGTCAATTAGTATACTCTACGTCTTCTGAAAATGCTAGGGGTGGTGTAGAGTCCTTAAGAGTGACATCTGGTGGACTTAATTATAAGAAGTTACCTAAATTTAAATCTATTACATCTATTGATGGTGCTAATGCTGATATAATTCCACATTCTTCAACTATTGGTAGAATCAAGGAAGTTACTATTCAAGATCCAGGGTTTGATTATTCTGCAGATGCAACATTGCGTCCAGAAGTCTTTATATCTCCAAATATCACTGTAGTTGATAGAAATTATGTTATTTCCGTTGATGTTACTTCTGGTGGATCTGGATACTCATATGCGCCAGAATTGGTAGTTATTGATCCAGGTACTGGTTTACCATTCGATGAAGGTAAGTTGGAGGCAGAACTTCAGGGTTCTTCAATATCTAAAGTTAATGTTTTACAGTCACCAAGAGGGTTAGCAGACACAATCAATAAAGTTTATGCTGTTAATAATACTAATGGTGTTAGTGTAGAGAAGATTGAGTCTACAGGAATCGGTACAGCAATATTCACACTAGTAACTCCAATTAGTAATTTCAGTACTGCTCCATTTGCTGTAGGTGATAAAATATTTATTGAGGGTATTGATACTTTAGGTATTGGTAATACTGTTGGATCTGGATATAATTCTCCTGATAATTCATATAAGTTCTTTACTGTTAGTGCATATGATAATGCTAACCCAGTTAAAGTTACAGTAGACCTTTCTGAAGTAACAGCATATGCTGGTGTTGCTGTAACTGCTGTTAATGGGTATGGAATCTTAGTTAATCAGAATACTTATCCAACATTTAAAGTTAATCAAGAACCATTAGACTTTATTCTTGATGAGCAAGTTGCTGTTCTTAAAGGCGGCATATATGTATTACAAGATCTTTATATTAGTTTAAGTCTTAATGACCAAATTAAAGTTAGGGGTACTTACGATTTAGTTAATGGTGATCAGATTCGTGGAAGATTCTCTGGTACAATTGCCCTTATTAAAACTCTTGTAGGTAATAGCGCAAGATTTAAGGTAGATTATTCATTAAGGCAAGATAAGGGATGGACTGATGATATTGGTAAACTAAATGAAGATTATCAGGTTCTTCCTGACAATGATTATTATCAGAATTTATCATATACTGTCAAGAGTCCTATCATGTGGGAGGATTTGCAGAATCCTGTAAATAGACTTTTACATACGACTGGATTAAGAAATTTTGCTGATGCTGGAATAACTACTGCAACATCAATTAAAAGTGGAACACCTGCAGATTCTGGTAGTGTTGCATTGATTGATATTATTAACGAAAAGAGAGTTGATACTGTAAGTAATTTTGACTTTGGAATTGATTTAGATGCTACTACAAATAAGTCTAGGTACATTAAGTTCCAAACTAAGAGGTTATCTGATTATATTGATTGTACTTCAAATCGTGTTCTTTCAATAGATGATATTGGACCATTCTTCAATAAGACCTTCCCTGCACCAAATTTATTTACTAATCTTGATACGATAACTTCTGGTGCTGGATATAATCGTTACTTAGTACAAGCAACTAATATTGGTAATGATGAAAGATCAGTAACTGAGGTTATAACACTTACTAACAAAACTGGTGATATCTTCACCTTTGAAAAGGCATCTGTAGGAATAGCATCAACTGCTTCAAATAATTCTTATAAAGTTACAAAATTAGCAGATATTATTGGAAATAGTGAAACTGAGAAGTTGGTATTTGACCCAGTAAATCCATATGATAATGATTATGATATTAAGATTATAAAAAATACTTTTAATACTAAAATTGCAGGTACTGGTAGTACTAGTCTTGGAATTGTTGATATAACAGGCAGTAACACTAATGTTGGTGTAGGAACTGAAGTTACATTATTCTCTGCTACTGCAAATCAGAATGATGGGTTCTTTGCAAATGTTGAAGTTATAAACGATTTAACAGATGAGATAACATACGTTGAGATGTATGTTGATCAAGATGGAACTAATACATATATCTCTGATTTCTATTTTGATAATGATCAGGGTGTTAATGGAAACTTCATTGGTACATTTGGGGCATCAATTTCTGGTGGTCTTGTTAATATCAACTTTACTAATAGTACTGAAATAAATGATGTTCTTGTTAGGTCTAGGGTAGTTGGTTTTGGACTTACTACTGCTGGTATTGGAACATATCGTTTCTTAACTTCTGGTCAGCAACCTGGAACAGAGAAAACTGCAAGATATGAGAGTAAGTATGTATATACCGATGAACCTCCAGTAGGAGTTACGACAATATTCAGAACACCTAAAGCAGATGTAACTAGTTTCAAATCAATTATTAAGGTTGGTTATGGAAATACTTCAGCATTACATCAGTTATTGGCAGTTCATAATGGTGGAGATTCTTATATTACACAATTCCCATATCAATCACTTGGAGGTACAAGTGGAATAGGAACATTTGGTACAGGATATAAAGGTTCTGATATTGAATTGTATTTCTATCCAGATTCTGGTATTAATAGTCAAATTTTAACAAAATCTTATACCGAATTAATTCAAACTGAGAAAGATATTCAAAATACACCAAGTGATCATTTATATGGAACTATAAGTGAAAATATTATAACTACTCAATTTGATGCAACAAATGGTGGTAGGGTTAATAGAACCCAGTTTGGTCTTAACTATAATGGAACTCCAATCTTTACTAAGACATTCAACCCTGCAGATACCACTCAAGTAACTTTGGGATCTGGAACATTTAGTCTTAAAAATCACTTCTTCCAAACTGGAGAGCAGTTGGTTTATACAGCAGCAGATACTTTTGGTACTACTCCTGATGCAATGGAGATGTCTAACAGTAGTAATTTACCAGCGACTGTATATGCAATTAAAGTTACTGATGATGAATTTAGAGTATCTGCAACATCTGGTGGTGCAGCAATTACATTCAATAATGCTGGTGCTGGTAATGCTCATACATTGACCATGGCTAAGAGAGCAGAGAAGACTGTTCTTTCTTTAGATGGTATTGTACAGAATCCAGTAACATATACTCCAGTTAGTTATACTTTAACTGATAATTTCGGTTCTATAAGTGCTACAGATACATTTGCATCTTTATCTGGAATTTCTTCAATCCTACCTGGAGATATTCTTAAGATTGGTAATGAATTTGCTAAAGTTGCAACGGTTGGATTAGGAACTACTGCTGTTGGACCTATAACTGAAACAGGAACACACAATCTTGTTGAACTTGAGAGAGGATATGTTGGAACAACAGCAGCAGCACATAATGATGCGGCAGTAGCAAGAATTTATCTTGGTTCATATAATATTGTTGATAGTGATATTCATTTCACTGAAGCACCAACTGGAAATAATATAACATCAATAGATCCTGATACTTTACTTAATACTGCAAGGTCTACATTTGGTGGTAGAGTTTATTTGAGACAGGATTATACGAAGAATCAGATATATGACAATATTTCAAAATCATTTACTGGAATTGGAGCAACTTATCAATTAACAGTTGCTGGTGCTGGTAATTCTTCAACTGAACAAGGAAGTGGAATTGTTTTAATTAACAACATGTTCCAAACTCCAACTACAACTAATAACTTAGGAAATACTTGGTCATTAACGAATAATGGAGTTGGTTCAACTATAACATTCAGTGGTATAACTGATGATAATGGAGATCTTGTAATATCTGATTATGATGTTAATAAGAATCAATTACCAAGAGGAGGAATGATTGTTTCTCTTGGTTCTAGTCTAGGATCTGGATATGCTCCACCAGTAGGTGCTAAAGATATAGACGTAGTAATTAATGGTAGTGGTGCTCTTACTAAAGTTGGTATAGGATCAACTACTCAACATGGTTCTGGGTATCGTGGTGTTGTTAATGTTCAAGTAATTGATGAGGTTTATGAACATAGATGGGTAACAGCAGCAAATAATGCTGTTAATGGTAATTTAACACCTACAGATGGTACATATGATTCATCTACTGGATTATTGGCATTAACAATTCCTGGACACGGTTTAGGTGCTAGTGGAAATGTTACTTTTGCTAATAACTCTATATCAATGACTTGTGCTAGAGATAATCATGCTTCTACCAAGACATATCCTCGTGCTGGAATTGACCCTGCTGGTGGTGGAGCAAATAGAGCATATACTAGAGTAGATAGTGATAATATTTCAGTTAATATTGGACAAGCTGGTGGTGGTGCTAATGCAGTTGTGGCAGCAACAGTTGGTGCTGGTGGAACTCTTGCTTTCTCTGTTTCTACTGCTGGTAGTGGATATAAGAGTCCTAGAATTCTTGCTCCATCACCATCCTATGAATCATTAGGAATAGTTGGTGTATCAAGACTTGGTATTGGTATGACAACTGATACAGGAACAGGTTTATTACTTGACTTAAATGTTGGTCCTGCAAGTGCTATACCACAGAATAACAAGTATGGTGATGCTTCTGACTTAATTGATGCTAATAACGCATTCCTTTCAGAACTTGCTGCTAAGAGGATGTATGATAGATGGAACAATGGTTCTAACTCATCGTATAGTTATCCTGGTGGATTTACTGAGCAAGATTGTATTGATGATGTTGTAGATGTTCTAGAAGCAACATCACATAACCTTAAGTATGGTGGTAATGATAAGACTTATGATGCTGCAAATCTCTTTGTAACAGGTGTTTATTCCAACCCTGCACCAGTTGCAGGTGAAGAAGAGCAAGTAATTTATGCCCTACATGAAGCCAGAGATATGGCAACTAGAGCATTAAGGAATCAAACCATTTATACACATCTAGGAGCACAATATGCTCATACGTATAGTAGTGGTACAGTAACAAATGCAGTTTGTTCTGGTGGTAATTATGCTCATACATACGTCGCAGCAGATTCTTCTGCTAATGCAATTAATGGTTCATTAAAACCAACTGCTGCTGTTTATGATGCAGTAGCAGGAACTTTGGCATTAACATTTGGTAGTGCTCATGGTATTGCTAATGGTGCAAATGTAACTATTGCAAATCATTCATTAGTATTCACTTGTGCTAGGGATGGTCATATGACCAAACATGCATATCCAAGAACAAGTGATCCTGCTTCGGGTACTAACTTATCTGCTACTGTAACTAGTACAACAGCATTAACAGTAACTGTTGGTACATCACCATTAGTATTCAAGAGTGTTGTTGCTGGTGCTGGTGCCGAAGCAACTTCATATGACGCAAAGACTGGTGATTTAGTGCTTAATGTTGGTTCTAATCATGGACTCTTAGCACCAACAACCTTAACTGCTCCTTCAACAGCAGCTTATGCTCCATCGACAGGAAATCTTACATTAACAATTAATGCTCACGGATTATCAAATGGTGATTATGTGAAACTTGATGATGGGTTTGTAACATTCACATGTGCTAGAGATAATCATACTACTCAACATTCATATCCATTATCAAGATCATCTGTAAGTGATACTTGGTTGCCTGTTACTAATGTAACCACAAATACTTTTAAGGTTAATGTTGGTAAGTCTCCTGATACATCTGCACATACATTTGTATCTGCTACTGCTGGCGTTAAGAAGGCAAATGCTGGTATTGGTATTGGAACCAGTAAATTAGGGTTCAAGTGTACTAGAGACGCTAATGCTGCTAATCCACAGGGTGTTGCACAACAATTATACCCACGTCCAGGCGATCCATTCTCTTGGAACAAGAAACAAATATCAATTGCCTCTACAAGTACATCTTCAGTTACTGTTAATGTTGGTGTATCATCTACATCTCATACTAATTTACAACAGACATTTGATAATACAATTACTGTTGATAGTGCAGATCCTAAGTGTGCAACAGTTGCTTCTTCCGTTAATACTCTTGTTGGAATAGTAACTGGTGTTATTAAGACTCATAGTGCTTCTCAATTACCTACAAGGACTATAAGTTCCTTTGAGACATATCAAGTTAATGACTTTAAGATATCAAGATCTGGTTATGGATTTAAGAAAGGTGATGTATTTGAACCAGTTGGACTTGTTACTGATGCTGCATTAACAACACCTAGTAAAGATTTCTCTCTTACTGTTTTAGAAACATTTACTGATAACTTTGCTGCTTGGACATTTGGTGAGTTGGATTATATTGATAGTATAAAAGATTTACAGAATGGAAAGAGAGTTAGATTCCCATTACAATACAATGGTGACTTACTAAGTTTTGAGACTTCTAATTCTGAGATTGATTTAAATTCAGTTTTAATTATCTTTGTAGATGGTGTTTTACAGCATCCAGGTAAACACTATACATTTGATGGAGGTACATCATTCGTATTTTCTGCACCACCAGAAGCAGATTCTAGTATTTCTGTATTCTTCTATAGAGGAACTCGTGGTGTTGACAGTGCTTATGTTAATATCAATGAGAGTGTAAAAGTTGGTGATATCATACAACTTAAGACAACGGGTGCTATTAAGGGACAAGATGAGAGAACAATCTCTGGTATTTCTAGTTCTGATAAAGTTCAAACCAATCTTTATACTGGATTGAATATTAATGAAGTTGATTATAGATTACTAGATTGGAGTAAGCAAAAGGTTGATAAGAATATTGAAGGTGAAAATATCTACAAATCAAGAGATTCTATTGAAGGATTAGTTTATCCAACTGCTAGAATTATTGGTGATCTACCATCATCTGGAATTTCTTCCATATATGTTGATGATGCACACTTCTTCAATTATGAAGAAAATGAATCTAGTATTAGCATTATTAGTTGTGGTGGTTTAATTATGCAGAATACTGATCCAGTAGCTGCAGCAGTGACAGCAACAGTTTCTGCTGCTGGAACTATAAGCGCATTAACAATTGTTGATGGTGGTTCTGGATATATTGGTTCTGCTGTTACAGTATCAATCGCTAGACCTGTAGGTTCTGCTGTTACCTTTATTGGTGGAGTTGGTGTTTATACTGGAATAGCAACTGCAACTATACCTGTTGTAAATGGTTCTTTATCTGGAACAGCAAATATAACAAGTATTGGTGTGGGATATACTCATTCAACATCTCCAAATGTACTTGCACCTATTGAGGTTGTTCCATTAGATGAAACTATTAATACTATTAACGTTGTGAAGGGATTCTCTGGTATCATTACTGGTATTAGTACATCACATAATGGTAGTGAGTGTTATATTGAATTCAATATCAATAAAGGTGATAGTGGTCAAAATATTACTAATCACTTGAAACCTGGTTATCCAATTTATGTAACTGGAACTCATGTAGGACATGGTGTTACTTCAATCGATAGATTTGAAGAGGCTTCTATTATTAGTATTGGAACAACCTTTATAGATAATGTTTACGTAGTAAAACACTACAATCGTTTTGATGATAATACTGGTATTATCACATGTAGAATTAAAACTGGTTCTAATGTTGCTGGAATAGCAACATCAATAACTTTAAATTCTACTGTTGCTGGTATTAATACTGATGGTTATGATTTAGGAAGGTTCTCTTGGGGTGTACTAGAATACACTGATACTAGAACAACTGGAGTTGGAATTGCCGTTACAGGTAACATTCTTGCCTCTGGAATAAGCACATTCCCAACGATTCAGAGGAGAGGATTTGGAATAAGATCCAATGGTGCTCTTAGAAAGGATCTTGGGTAGTATAAATATAGGAAAAAGCTGATAAGATGTCTGCAATTGTAACAGATCAATTTAGAATATTGAATGCGGGTAATTTCGTTGACTCCGTTACAGATACTTCTAATTCATACTATGTCTTTGTAGGATTATCAAATCCTACTTCATCAGGGTATGGTAAGGACGCTGCTTGGGACACAGCAACTCCTAGTCCCACCGACAACTTTGACTATCATGGTTTTGTTGGTGATAATATGTCTTTTGGTAAGAAGGTTACTTCTGCTAACGTAAGAAGGTTAGCAAGAAAGACTAGTTGGGCAAGAGGTACAAAATATGAAATGTATCGTCATGATTATAGTTTAACGAACCTATCCCCGATTACAGGTTCATCTAGACTATATGATGCAAATTATTATGTAATTAATAATGACTATAAGGTTTATGTCTGCATTGATAACGGTTCTTCTGGTATTTCTACCACTGGTAATGCATCATTGAATGAACCAACTTTCACTGATTTAGAACCATCTAAGGCAGGTGATGGTGTTGATGGGTATACTTGGAAATATCTGTTTACTGTTAGTCCAAACGATATTATTAAATTTGATTCTACTGATTATATTTCATTACCTGCTGATTGGGCAACTTCAAATGATGCTCAGGTATCATCTGTAAGGAATAATGGTGACTCTGCTATTAATGAAAACCAGATTAAACAAGTCTATATCTCAGATAGAGGGCAAGGATATTCTGCTGGATCTTGGGAATTAAATATTCTAGGTGATGGTGAAGGTGCAAAATGTGTTGTAGATGTCAATTCAAGTGGTAATATAACAAATGCAGTAGTTTCTGCTGGTGGTAAAGATTATAGTTTTGGTGTTGTTGATTTGGGTCCAATTAGACCTGTTGGTGTAGGAACTGCTAATGCTAAGTTAATTCCTATTATACCTCCTGCAAGAGGGCATGGTAGTGATATTTACTCCGAACTAGGTGCTGATAAGGTATTAGTTTATGCTAGATTTGATGATTCAACAAGAGATTTCCCAACGGATACAAAGTTTGGACAGATAGGAATAGTTAAGAATCCTACTACAATAGGTACATCAAGTTCTATCTTTACTCAAAATCAGTTTTCGTCATTAGGTGCATTTAAGTTCTCGTCAGTGTCTGGTGAGTCAACAACAGTACCAGGTATAGGTGCTAGTATCACTCAAGTAACAACAGACGGAACTGCGAAGGGTTACATATCCTCGTATGATAGGGAAACAAAAGTCCTTAAATATACACAAGATAGAACATTGTTCATGAATCCTAGTACTTATGATACAACAGACCATTCTGCTGTTACTAATACTGGAAATGTACTAAGTTTCTTCACTGCGGATCCTTCAGCATCAGCTTCTGTTAATAATATTTTGAGTTCTGATGGATTTACTGGAGCAATAGATCGTAATTTCACTGGAATTAATACTAATCCATCTGGAAACAAACTTATTTCACTTGGACTTGAGTTTACAAATGGCATTGCGAATCCTGAGATAAATAAAGGCTCAGGGGACATTATTTACATTGATAACCGTCCTGAAATCTCACGAAATTCTCGACAAAAAGAAGACGTTAAAATCATCCTGGAATTCTAACAAATCATGCCACAAAAAACGAATCTCAATATAAGTCCCTATTATGATGACTTTGACAAGTATAATAATTTTTATAGGGTACTTTTCAAACCAGGACATCCAGTACAGGCTCGGGAATTAACGACTCTTCAATCAATTCTACAGAATCAAGTAGAATCGTTTGGTAGTCATATGTTTAAAGAGGGGTCAATGGTGATCCCTGGTAACATTCAATATGTTGCCCATTATTCCTTTATCAAGTTAAATACTGACCATTTGGGTATCGATATATCTGTTTATGGTGAAAAGTTAGTTGGGAAGCGTATAAGAGGAAAAGACTCTGGTGTAGTTGCAAAGGTAGATAAGTATTTTAATGTAAATTCCACAACAGGAATTACTGATCCTACTCTTTTTGTGACGTATATTAGATCAGGTCTCAGTAATGAAGCCACTGATATGAATGATGGTGAGGTTTTAATAGTTGAAGATGCATTTACTTATGGTAATACTGCAGTTAATGCTGAAGATTCTATAGCAACTCTTATATCCGAAAATTCAACTGGTGCTGGTAGTGCAGCTGCTATTGGTGCAGGTGTATACTTTATACGTGGAACTTTTGTTGATGTAGATGCTGATAAGATAGTTCTTGATCCATATACAAAGCAACCTTCTTATAGGGTTGGTTTGACGATTTCTGAAGAAATTATTACAGCAAAAGAAAATACAACTTTATATGATAATGCTAAGGGATTTTCTAACTATGCTGCTCCAGGTGCAGATAGATTAAAGATTTCTACTAAATTATCAACAAAACTCTTAACAGACCATGATGATAAGACCTTCGTAGAATTAATGAGGGTTGAAAATGGAAGTGTTAAGAAACTTCAAAATAAATCCGAATATTCTTTAATTAGAGATTATTTTGCTAAGAGGACATATGAAGAGTCTGGTGACTATACCGTTGGTAATTTTAGTGTTGATGTAAATGAAACATTAAATGATCGTAAAGGAAATGGTGGTATATACTATAGCAATCAAGAGACTCAACGAGGAAATACTCCTTCAGAAGACTTGATGGGTGTAAGTGTATCTCCAGGAAAGGCATATATTAGGGGATATGATGTTGAAACTCAAAGAAATAGAATTGTAGATGTAGAAAAACCAAGAGATAAGCAGAAAATTGCCACTGCTAGTGTTCCATTTGAAATGGGAACATTATTACAACTTAATAATGTTGTTGGTACACCTATTATTGATAATAATATTTCTTTAAATATTGTTACACTATGGAATCAGAGAAGAAGTTCTTCTATGAATGCAACTGGTGGTGGTCTAATTGGTGCTGCTAGAATATATACATTTAATTTGACAGATGGTAGTTATGCAAATGCTGGTAGTAAATGGGATTTGTATCTCTATGATATTCAAACACATACTACAATAGTTTTAAATCAACAGATTGCGGCAACCGCAACAGAACGTGTTAGAGGTGTAAGTAGTGGTGCTACTGGATATATGTTAAATGATGCTACTAGTACTACTCATGAGTTAATTGGAACATCTGGAACATTTATTGATGGTGAAAAACTTATTTTCAATGAAGATCCAGACGTTACTAGAGTTCTTAATTCATTCACTGCTTATAGTATTGATGATGTTAAATCTATATTACAAGATTCTCCATCTAAAAATAGTGCTTA